TGATGTTTCTGGCTTGCCATGATTCCAGTCCCAGCCGTTGGAAATCAGATTGGCTTGCCGTATTGGGGTCAAAGGCGAATACTTCGCTCGACTGAAGTCTTTCGTCATAATAGCCTGGCTGTTGCCGCGTGGCATGTCTGATGATACTATCGTTATGGGCTTGTTGCTTTTCTGAGGGCATCGTTTCTTTAGCACCTACAATGAAAATCATTGTGGTACTGACAACGAGCAGGGTCAGGATTATGAGTAATGCTCGCCGTTCATGGTAATGGATATAAAAAAAATCCTTTAAAAACTTCATAGGCTTACGGATTTTAAGTCTATATGATTGTTTGGTCGGGATTACTGGATAGCATTGGCTCCAATCCCTTCCTATAACTTATTGATAATCAATATGCGATATCTGATGTTTTTGACATTCTGTACCGATTTTTCGCTCCCTTATTTCATGTGCAAAATCCTGTATATTAGTCAGTTGCTACATGAAATAAGAGAGTGGAAAAGTCTTTTTTATTGCTGTACGTAGTTTTTTGTTAGAAGTTGAACTTGGTCACGCAGCCATCGGATCTGCTCTGCCTGTTGGTCGAGCATCGCCTTTTGGTTATTGATGACACCCATCAATACATCAGGGCTACTGTTGATGTTTACAGTTGAGTTGCTGATGTGATGAACATTCGTATTTTCTAACTTTTTATCATCATACTCTTCATTGGAGAGAAAAAAGTCCTCAATTGGTACCTCGAAAAATTCTGATAACCTCTCAAGGTATCGAGAGTCAATGTAAGTTCTACCTTTAAAGTAGGTCGTTGATATGTGTGAACTCTGACCGAAGACAAAAGCCACCATTTCACCGACTGTTTTTTTCTGCTCCTTGAGCAGTCGATTCACTAAATCTCCGTTAAACATAACCAAATATCATTAAATGAAAGTTAAATAACACCGCAAAAATAGGATTTCTCTCCCAAAATCGCGGAGTTCTCAATAATTCTTCTTATATTTGCCCACAAATTTAGCAATTAAAATTGAGATATGCAAGAAAATGAAGTTAAAAATGGAGCATTAACTATTGAAGGTTATTACGCGACTCTTTCCAAAAAAGAGAAGAGTCAGCTCATTCAGTTTCTCATGACAAAGTATGGTTTCTGCTACAATACTGTTCAGCAGAAGTTGACCGGCAGGACCAAGTTTAATCCAAGAGATCTCTTGGTAGTACAAACAGTTATAAAAGAAAGCTTATGGAAAAGCAAGTAGAATTTTTCGTGTCTCCACAAGGAGAAGTGTGTTTTTATGGCCATGATGGCAAGGTGCTCAGCTACAGTACAGAGCATCCGGAAATCATCAACCACATGGCTGGGTTGATAAGTCGGCTTTACCCGGAGGCGTATAAGTACCTGGCAGACTTATACGCCAAGAGTAAGCCAAACAAACTTTATTTAAAGTTTCGAATAACAGATCGTTTTATCCGTTGCAATCTTGGTTCCAACGATACACTTTGTTTCGATGTCGATGGAACCATTCTGCACCTGGAGAAAGTCGATTGCCCTCTCAGGGGTATATGTCCTAGAGAGAACATAGTCTGCCTACCAAAGCTGAAGACTCCTTTCTTCCCTAAAGAGCTTGAGGTAGCGAAGTATTTTGCACAGGGTTATGTTGCTCGAGAAATAGCCCAAATTCTTGGCAAATCTAAGAATACGGTCTCTGCACAGCTTCGCAAGATGACCAAGCGACTGGGGCTGCAGTCAACGAGAGACATCATCAAGGTAGTTCATCAGTTGAACCTATGATTTGCCATCGATGCCGCTACAAGCGCAACTGCATCAATGGCTCCTGGTGCAGTTGCTTTAGGATTTATGTGGAGTATAAATTTATTGTTTTATGCATATTCTATGAGCAGTAAAGATATAAAAGCAAAAATTATATTATTAATCTCTAGATTCGCAACATTAGAGAATAAAAATTTTTATGTGCAGAATGATTATGGCATTTTAGCATACATGTGTATTAATGAAGTTATGGAGTATTGGTGGTTAGACAATGGGCAATGTCTGCAGGTATCAAAATTGGATCCAATATCCAAATCAGTCAGATTACCATGGTTTGATATCGAAGTGTGAGGATATGAAGAAGGACGAAGTTATGAGGACTAGAATTAAGTTTTGGAGTGACCGCGAAATTAGAGCGGCATTCGACAAGCGGGGGCAAATATAAGGGCATCCTCCAGCAGTTGATGATGGAGCGAGACTACGCCTATAAGCGTCAGATTCGCTACTTTGTCAATGTAGACATTGATAAGTTCATGCGCAGGTTATCTTAGTACTTTCTTTTTCGGAAGATCTAAGTTAATTTTGCAGCACTAAATATAAAGATATGATTAAACAAGAGATAGTAGATCGCATTATAAGTGATGTCTCCATTCTGGATGTAGCCGAGGATGAAGGCATTAAATTCTCAGCGAAGAAAGGCAACCGGCATTGGGCTTGCTGTCCGTTCCACAATGAGAATACTGCATCATTCTATGTGGATACAGGCACAAACTGCTGGCATTGCTTTGGCTCATGCCACTCCGGCGGCAACGTCATCAGCTTCTACCGCAAACTGAAGAATGGTCTCGAATTCCCAATTGCCTGCAAGGAACTCGCCAAGAAATATCTCAATGAGGAGATTGAGGACGAGTGGCGACCAAGTAAGGAGGAAGTGGAGAAGCAAAAAGAGCAGGAGTCCCTGCGCATAGCACTCAACTATGCGCAGAGCTACTTCACAGAGTGTATGCAGAAAGTTAATTCCGCTGCTAACAAAGCACGGGAGGCAGTTTGCAAACGATGGGGCAAGGATGCTATCGGCACCTTCGGCATCGGCTATGCACCAGTAGAAGGCTTCATAGCCTGGGCAAAGCAAATAGGCTTGGACTTCGATATCCTGGAGCAAGTTGGCCTCATAGGTAATGGTGAGCGCGGCCAGTTCGCCATGCTCCGAGACCGCTACACTATACCACTCTATGACAAGATGAGCAGAGTCATAGGCTTCACGGCCAGAACCATGTCCGAGAATAAGGATATCTGCAAGTACCTCAACCTGAAGAACAGTCTCGTCTATCACAAGGACACTTCGGTTTTTGGTATCAATTTCGCCCAGAAGGAGGCACGTCTGCGTGATAAGTTCTATCTCGTCGAGGGTGCTCCAGACGTGCTCAAGCTTCAGTCTATCGGCATTCTCAATACAGTGGCATCACTGGGCGGTTCATGGACCGAGAACCAGCTGAAGCAACTCTACCGCATCAGCAAGAGGGTGACATTCATCCCCGATGCTGACGAACTTAAACCAGGTAATGAATTTCCTGCAGGGACAGCTAATGTGTTTGCAAATGGTCGATCTGCTTTACAGGTCGGATTTACGGTCAATGTCCGGGAGATACCGATTGATTATCCGGCTCCGAAGAAGGAGGACCCGGACTCGTGGATAACTGACAAGGGACACTTCTCACAGATGCGTGAGGAGGAGTTCGTTTTTTGGTACTGCCGCCGCAGATACTGGGCAACAGCAGAAGATATCGATGAGTTTACGACCGAGGACAGATTGCAAGCAATTGCAGATATCTGTGGACTCCTCATGTTAATCAAGGATGAAGACCTGAGAAGCAGCTATCTGACAAGCCTTATCTCTACCTACAAACACTCTCGAGAGTGGAAGGATACACTCAAGAGAGCCAAGGAGGCAGAACTGAGCGAGAAGCAGGAGCGTGAGCGAAAGGGAGACATCAAGATGCTCCGTGAATTCGGATTCACCGAGCACGATAACTGCTACTGGGGTACCAACAAGGAGGGTGATGAAATCCAGTGGTCAAACTTCAAAATGAAGCCTCTCTTCCATATTCGTGATGACTTCAACCCTGTCAGACTTTTCGAGATTAAGAATAACAGCGAGGAACCATCAAGACTCATCGAACTCAATATGGATGAGATCACATCGAGCAGTTCGCTCCGCAAGCGGCTGTTTGGCATTGGAGATTATATCTGGATGGCCAGAGATGAGCAGCTCATAAAGTTGCTCGGCTATCTCGGTAGAGTGACCGAGACTGCAGACCCTATCAAGCAGCTAGGTTGGCAGCGTGAAGGATTCTATGCATTCTGTAATGGAGCCAGCGAAGATGGTACCTGGATTCCAATAGATGATATGGGCATACTCAGATTGCAGGCAGGCAAGTACTATCTTCCGGCCATGAGCAAACTCAATAAAGATAGTCGGGAGTTATATGCTAGCGAAAAAAAGTTCCGTCATGAGAAAATGACCGACAATCCAACTCGTCAGTCAGATTTCTTCGCCAAGGTCGTGCAGGTTTTCGGCGACAACGCCAAGGTGGGGCTGTGCTTCTATGTCGCCACACTATTCCGGGACATCGTCATCAGCAAGAGTCGTTCCTTTCCGCTCCTCAATGCCTTTGGCCCGAAGGGATGCGGTAAGACAGAATTCGCTGCAACGCTGATGAATTTTTTCTATAAATATGAAACTAAGTATGAGCCGTTGTCTATCACCAACGCATCAATGCCAGCACTCTCCGACTATGTAGGAGGAGTTAGCGACGCCCTGGTGCACATCGATGAGTACAAAAACTCCATTACACAGAATAAGGTGGAGTGGCTCAAGGACTTGTGGAATGGTATCGGTCGAACCAAGATGAACATGGACAAGGATAAGAAGCTCGTGCAGGCCAAGGTCGACTCTGGCATCATCCTCACTGGACAGGAGATGCCTACTGCAGATATCGCCCTCTTCAGCCGACTCATCTATCTCACCTTCGACAAGGGCGAGCATACACGTGAGGAGAAGCAGAACTTCGAGGAACTGGAGCGTATGCGCCAGATTGGTGCTACTCACATCACCCTTCAGCTACTGAAGCATCGTGACCAGTTCCAGGGCTGCTTCGGTAATGCATGGAAGCAAGCAAGTGATGATTTGGAGGAGCGGTTGGAGGGTGAGAGTATCCTGGACCGCATCATGACAAACTGGAAGGTGCCGTTGGCAGCCTATCTCGCAATCAGAGATTACATCGACTTTCCTTTCAGCTATAGTGACCTATTGGGAGTTGTTATAAAGGGAGTCAAGACGCAGAACAGCATGTGCAACACCACCGATGAGGTGGCTGGATTCTGGAATATTGTCAATGCTGCAGTACAGATGGGCGAGCTGAAGAAAGACCAGGACTTCAAGATTAAGACCTGCGGAACTCTTGCTACAAACAAGCTCAGGATAGACAACTGGGCGATGCCAAAGAGCATCCTGATGATTCGCAAGGACATTACCATGGCGGTTTACCGCAAACTGGGAAGGCAGATGGATGAAAACCTCCTTCCAAAGGAGTCGCTGTTGCATTACCTTCAGATAGGTGCTGACTTCTATGGTTCTACCAAAAACCCGGAGCGATTTATCAAGTTCACTCCGAGCGGTTTGCCGGAGACAGTAGAGAAGACAGATGCCAATGGTACTATCACTGGCCGTCAGAAGTTATATTATAAAGACAGGCCTCTCTGTTTTGACTATACCATGGTGTCAAACAGATATGGCATAGATCTTGACACAGAGGTAGATGGTGAGCAGAAACAGACCAAGGATCCCAATGTCATGACAGATGCAGAGCAGAAGGCTCTAGGTCTGGAACCTTCGCCACTATAGTGGAAATAAGTTTTTTGTTTAGATCATATCGGTAGTAGCCTCCAGGGGAAGAGATTCCTCTGGGGGCTTTTTTGTTGGTGTTACGATATTTTTCCGACCATTCACACGCGACTTAAAAACAATGTGGCATTTGTGGCAATTAGTGCAACACTGATTATCAGAGAGTTAAGAGGGTATGTATTTGTGGCAATTATGTGGCAATTTGTGGCAACGAGAAGAGAAGTGTGGCAAAGGTTGTGGCAATGTGGCAATTCTATTATATATTTGTGTCAATAAGAAAAGACTTATAATATTAATAATCAAGCACTTAACATTTTTGCCACAATTGCCACAAATGAATTGCCAAAAAATGGGTTCCTTGATTTTTAATTGCAACTTTTTCCCTAAAAACAAGGATTTTTAGCGAAATGTAGATAACTTTTCCTGCAAACATAGGATTATCTCGATTATTTTTCCTAATTTTGCGGTGTTTTTAAAAATCAAAATATGAGTAAATTCGTAGTTTATGTACAGGTAGAGCCATATCTAAAGCAATGGCTCACCCATAGTTTCGGCGATCCCGTGGAATTCCCATCCTCCAGCAACGAGAATGCTGTTCTGCGCCGGTTCCTATCTAAGCGCCCGATCAATAATCTGCCTGAGCAACCTGGAGAGCGAGATGTTGCCATCTGCATACCTTACTCCAAGTCTAAAAGCCCAGAGACTTACAACTTCCTTAACGGTCATGCAAAGCAGGCGCTCACCGAGAGCATCAACGACCTCTTCCGCATCAACATGTGGAGTGACCTTGGAGACCTCAATGACATGTCATGCAAGAAGATGTCTGCTTTCCGCTCCTGGTGTGAACAGCAGGGTATCGACATAGAGTATGCTGAGACAATCCGCATGAAGTGGTATCGCATGCGCAAGGCCTATCAAGAGAAGGGCATCAATCTTTTTAATCTTAAAAGATGCAAAAAAGACGATTTTTCATGAAAAAATCTCATCTACTCTAGCCCTGTTTTTGTTCAACACCGAACAGGTGCGAACAGATGCGAACAGTCACGAAATTTTAACAGCTTATGAAAAGACTTAGTTATATCTGCAACGTGCAGCGCATACCTGTCAGCAAGTTGCCTTTCGATACACTGCTAGGCAACCTCACTTTTGACATTCCCGAGAGCTATGATTGGCCAGTCGTTAAGTGTCAGAAGCCTGCCAAACTCGAAATAACCGACAAAATAGAGGATGGTTTGCGTTTCTACACCCATAAACTCACCTTCCGTACATGTCGCGAAGACCTGGACATGAGGGGCATCTACGCCTATCTGGTCACCACCATCGAAGGCAAGCGCTATCTCATCGGCAACGGGGAACGTCCATATCCTATTATAAATATGTCAGACGTTCACCCTGATTCCCTTGGTACTTCTGCCATGATCGAATACACGGTTCAGTGGGGGAGCACCCGAAAAGCACCGTTGATAGCCTGATTTACGTATTTTTCCGTTAGCAATTGCCATGTTATCTTTGCATCAAAAAAGATAAGCGCATGAAATACGGAATGATGATATGCGGTACCATCGGAGCCGGCTACGACTGGTGGTCGGGCACCTACGGTACACGTTCCAAGGATGTCAAGGCCTACCTTGACGCTCACCCTGACGAGGAGGTGGACATTGCCGTCTCCTCGCCGGGTGGTTATGTTGATGAAGGCTTGACCATCTATCAACTTATCAAGGACCATGGACATGTCAACGTCCACATTATGGGCATGACCGCTTCCATCGCTACAGTCTTGTGCATGGGTGCCAAACATGTTGACATGTCAGTCGGCAGCACCATGCTCATTCACAATGCCTCCACAGGAGTCACGGTTTGGGAGTCTGCCAACAAGGAGAAGCTTGACGAAATCATCAAACTCTGGCAGAAGCAGCGCGATGACCTCGACACAATCGACAAGGTTATCGCTTCCGTCTATGCCAAACGCTCAGGCAAGACCAGCGAAGAGATGCTGAAGCAGATGGGCAAGGAAAATTGGTTGAGTCCGGAGCAAGCTTTAGAGTTGGGCCTCGTAGACGAGATCAGAGACCTTGATGACGAAGACAAGAAGCGTCAGACCAATCTCTCCAAGCGCTTCACCAATGCTTTCTGCTCCAACTTGGGTTTGCCGCCATTGCCTGGAGCGACCGCTGATGAGCCCTCTAAAACATTTCTCGAGAAGGTTGCCGCCACACTCAGAGATATGTTCAAGAATAATACTCAAATTTCTAACATGAAGAAGAAATTCCTCAATCTTCAGACCCTCCTCAATCGTAAGGAGGATTTTGAGGTTAATGATGAGAAGATTACTCTCACCGATGCAGAGATGCAGAAAATCGAGGATGCTCTTGCCCAGAAGCAGAAGGACTTGGATGACAAGTCCGCTGAGCTCGACAAAGCAAGCCAGGAGGTCAAGGACCTGAAGGCGAAGGTAGAGCAGAAGGACAAGGATATCCAGGACAAGGATAAGGAGATCAAGGATCTCAAGGGCGCACCGGGTTCTGATACCCATGAGGACGTCACACCGGAGGTTGACAACGTTGACGCTGGTGAAATTTTCAAAGCTTTGAAGCAGATTAATTAAAATGGCAGCTTTAGAAAATACAATTCAAATTACTCCTGATTCTCTGAAGACTAGCTTCGCTAAGTACCGCAAGGACATCATTCAGATGCCGGTACGCGCTCTTGACGAGGCTGCAAAATTCATGAGCCGACGCGTGGGCGTTCGTGGCAAGGAGACTGTCGGAGAGCTCGCAGGCGACATGGAGCTCGGGCCATACTCTCTTACTCGCAAGGATGAGAATGGCGTTACCATCACAGGCCGTACCTTGGAGACATTCCTTGGTTCATGCGTCAAGCCTTTTGAACCAAATGCTGTTCGTGAGTCTATCTGGGGCTCAAATGTTTTCCAGGGTGAAGCGCTCAAAAACCAGCCTATCACCAAACTGATTGGCATGTTCCTGGCAGGCAAGATAGGTGAAGCACTCTTCAAGAACCTCTTCACCATGAAGCGTAACCCAGCTGGCTCTGGTACCGCAGACCTCGCTGATGGCTTCAAGACCATCTCCGATGCTGAGATCAAGTCCAAGGCGATTGCTGTTGAGAAGGGCAACCTCTTCAATACAACCGCGATGACTGGTGTCAACGCTGTTGATGCTGTCGAAGCATTCTATGATGCTGCCGATGCTAAACTGCAGGGCATCAATACATACATGTTCATGAACAGCCATGAACTCACGCTCTACCGCCGTTGTTATCGAGATAAATACGGAACAGTCAACTGGAACAATGAGTTCAACCACAACAAGATGGATGGTGCCAGCAACTGCACCCTCGTAGGTCTTGATAACGTGCCTAAGGGCTACAAGATCATCACTCCTGGCAGCAACATGCTCATCGGTTTGGCCACCGATGGCGACAAGGCAAACTTTGGTGTAGAGAGTTCTCTTGACTCTCACTTCCTGGTTGACTTCGTGGCAACCATGTACTTCGGTACTCAGTTTGAGACGATTTCCAAGGAGCGCATCCTCTTCGGTTACGACACTATCCCTTCAGAGTAGGGGATAGCTGTCCATGGTTATACATTATATTATATATTGATATATGGCAACAAAGAAAACATGTGCTTCAACCACAGACCTTTATGAGGATGTGTTGAAGTGTCCTGGAGAGAAGCGACTGCCGGGTACCAGAGCCTACGGCTTCTTCATTCCACGTCGTTACATCACCAAGTTTGCAGAGCCACAGAAGGAGACTGCAGCATCACTCAAGGATTATCTCGTCATCAAGGATAGCCACACCATTCAGGCAGACAAGAACTGGATTAAGATTGCCTTCATCACAGACAAGAGTTCCTTCTCGCCAGAGGCGCAGGGTGAGCATGGCTGCAAGACCATGAACCTCAAGGCAACAGCCGTCCTCCCAGGTACAGAGGAGGAAGCGTCTGCACTCGCTTCTCTGCTTCTCAATGAAGATGGTATCTTCATGATTCCTGAGCGCAACGGCAAGCTTCGTCAGTTCGGTGACGAGACCTTCGAGGTCGACGTGACACCTTCTCAGTCTTCTGGTGCAGGCATTGCAGACGAGACTAATACCACGCTGGAAATCTCTGTCAACTGCGAGACCATGCCTCCATTCTACTTCGGTACCCTCACAACTGCTGAAGGTACCATCTCTGGTAAGGATTGCAAGCCGGTGGAGGTCGCTGCTAGTACAGACGGCCATTAACAATGGGATTCGATTTTCCTACATAACTACTATCAGTGGCGGGGCGATGCTTACATGAGCTCGCCGCGCCATTTTAATTTTCTTTTTTTATGAATGATCCGAAATTCACAGAGAAGTTGAAGAAGTGGTTTGACTGCGAGCATACCGATGCCAACATCAGGGAGGGAGCGCTGCTCCTCCTTCAGATGAATAATAACCGCCACCTCTATCAACTCATCAACTTTGACCCTCAGGGCAAACTCGAGTTGCTCAAATATGAGCTGCAGAAGCATCTCAACTATCGCATCGAAGGCATGACCATCGATGATGTCCGCAACTATGACAAGGCAGTCACGCCAGTTCTTCAGACTGCGGTTGACAAGACCTCAGAAGCAGACAAGATTGCAAAGCAGCTAGCACCTCATCTTCCGGTCGTGGAGTCAGAAAACCTCGATTCCATCGTGCCTTCAGCCATCGTAGCCAAGGGCAAACGAGCAGACCATGACCAGTTGCCAGATAACATCCAGGCTATTTGGGAAAACAACTGCGCTCTGTGGAAGAAAATCAAGGAACACTTTGAGGCTTGCAAAGCTTACGACATGTCATGTGACAGATACGAGGGCTTGCATGCTGCCGACGAAGACTTCAAGCGCATGCTCCTTACACTCAAGGAGGAGTACTATGCATACAAGCAGTCCATGGACGTCTACGACCATGCCAAGCCGGGTGATGCCGAGGAGAAGCAAGCGGATGAGCAGCCAGTAGCTGACATCACCTCAAAGCAGATAGGCAATGCTCGCTCCTACATCACCAAGAACCTTAACCAACTCATTGGATTCGTGGAGGCTGGCAACACAGACAAGGCTGATGCCTTGCGGGCTAAGGTCAATGAGCGTGTGCAGCTCTTGATTACAGCAAAGGCTGAAATCACCGCAGATACCATCGCAAAGCTTCAGCAGGCTGGCATAACCGTTGAGCAGCAGGCTTCAGCCGATGGCGAGGAGCAGCCAGAGAGTGCAGAAGAGGAGGTTACAGATGAGGGCGAAGGATACAGCAAGTCCTGAAGCCGCTTCAGCAGAGTAGCTCGCAGGTCTTCCTGGGTCAAGGGCTTCACACCCTTGGATTGTTAGGTTGGATTCTGGAGCAGACAGGACCGGCAGATGTTGCCGTCACGACCTTCTCTACATCCGATGCCTTCTTGTGCGGAGTCATTAACCTTCGCAAGCGAGGGTTAATTAACCATTCAACGTTAGTGGCTGACATTAAAGCTTCAAGTAAAACTTTAAAGCTAAAACGCTTAATGACAGAGGCTTTTGATGATGTTCGGCTTACGCTCAATCACTCCAAAATTATGTTGGTCAGTAACGCTGAGTGGTTAGTCTCCGTGATAACATCGCAGAACCAGACGTATGGTGATCGCGCTGAATGCACCTTCATTTCTCTCGATAGAGACGTCTATCTCGATATTCATAATATGCTCAATAATCTGTTAGATGATAAGACAACAATTTCCATTCCTCGAAGAGAGTGATTTATATCTGCAGACTGTCTATGATCTTGCCAAGACCATGACGCCTGTTGAGGAGATTCCCATCCTGATGGACCTTCCTCCTGATGAGTCTATGGCTATGCAACTGGAGCTGCAGGAACCTAGGTCGCCATATCGCAGACGCTATCTCAGAGGTTTAGCGGAGACCGCTAATGAGTTGAGAACCAACAATATTGCATTGGCAAATGTAGGTTCTCCTGGTGCTTATCAGGCTGTCATGTCACAACTCTCGCAGATTATTGCTAAAATCTCATGATATGAGCCTGCCTGTTAATGTTGATGATTACATGAAGTACATGCCTCTCAATGAGGATGAACTTCTAGATTTTCATCTCTCCGCTATCGTCAGAGCGAGAGTGGAGAGACTTCGAGGGTGCTATGCGTTCTGGCTTCGATACCCTCGATATACCGTCCGGGAGATGGTTGATCAGGATAAGGCCATGTTCGGCGTAAGCGAGACACAGGCATACGATGATATCCATCTCTGCCAGGTCATGCTCGGCAATCTCAACGCCGCCTCAAAGGAGTTCTGGAGATGGAAGGTCAACCAGGAGATAGACGAGGACCGCAAGGCTGCCAAGGCTGCCGGCGACTTCCGGGCGCTTGCCGTGATGCAGAAAAACCGCATCAAGAACAACCGAACAGACACGCCTGATGAGCCAGAGTTGGCATTCGACAAGATTGTTCCTGTTGAGTTCCGCATGACAGATGATCCGACAGTCATCGGTTTGCAGAAGATTCCAAATCTTCGTGCAAAAATCAAAAAAATGGAGAAGCGCTACTCGATGCCGGACATCGAGGATGCTGACTTCGAAGAACTTCCGCCAGATGATGACAGCAAGACCTAAGGAGTTATTTTTCAACGACGTGCAGTCGCGCGTCCTGCAGCTCATGCCTAAGACGCTGGTCTGCGAATGGGGCCGTGGAACAGGAAAGGGTGTGGTCGAAGCTGGCCGCATCCTCTATGCTGTTCAGCACATGCCAGGTTCATGCCTGGGCATGGTAGCGCCATCGGTCAAGCGATGCCAGACCAACATCCTTCCTTCTGCGCTGGTACACCTCGAGGAGTGGGGATACAAGAGAGATGTCCACTACATAGTGGGCAAGAAACCATGGAAGGCGCTGCATTGGCAGGAACCACATTTCCAGCCCATGAACTGGGAAAATACTGTAGCCTTTTATAATGGCAGCTACCTCAACATCATCTCTCAGGACCGCAGCGGTACCTCCAACTCCCTCTCACTCGACCATGTTTTTATCGACGAGGCGAAGTTTATCGACTGGGAGCAGCTTAACAATGAGACGCTCCCTGCCAATCGAGGCAACAAGCAGCTGTTCGGTGACTGCTGCCTCCACCATGGTCTGACCATTACTTCAGATACTTCAGCAACAAAGAAAGGTTCCTGGTTCATGTCGTGGGAGAAGAAGATGGATAAGGAGCTGATTGCTACTCTTGAGACGGTATTGGTGCATCTGCATAGCATCCGAAACAAGCTGGCTGCTCACCCAGAACGGTACGATTACTACATGTCGCAGGTGCAGAAATACGAGAAGGTTCTGCACTCCCTCCGCTCCTATGCCCTGGTGTATTCCAGGTGCTCGAGCATTCAGAACCTCGCAGTTCTGGGCGAGGACTTCATCAGACAGATGAAGCGAGACCTGCCCAAGATGACCTTTTTAACGAGCATCATGTGCCAGCATGTCGGCATCGCACAGGATGGTTTCTACTCCGGGCTTGACGAGGATCGCAACTTTTATACGGCACCGAACACCAGGTTCCTCAATGACCTGCAGTATAAGTTCGACCCTAAGCACGACAAGCCAGACTGCCGCATGGATGGCGACCTGGAGGACGGTTTACCGCTGATCATCGGTTCCGATGCCAACAATAACATCAACTGTCTCGTTGTCGGGCAGGTGGGTTCCGATACCAAGTTGCGCATCGTCAACTCATTCTATGTGAAGTATGACAAGAAGTTGCCTGAGCTCGCTCAGGACTTCTGCGACTACTATAAGTATCTCAAAAACAAGCGGGTCATCTTCTACTACGATGCGACTTTCGTTGGAAACTCCTATGCAACCCACAACGATAAGTTCTACCAGATTATCACCAAGGTGCTCCGACGCAATGGATGGCTCGTTACGGAGGTCTACATCGGCAAGCCGATGAACCATCTTGAGAAGCAGTTGCTCATCGACCGCATGTTCAAGGGACATGCGCGCCACATGGTTCTCATCAACCAGGACAATAACGAGGACCTGATCATCTCAATCGAGAGTGCCGGCTGTTACAACAACGGCAAGGATAAGCGAGGTGAGAAGCTCGTAGAGACAGACGAGGACAGGCTGGAGAACCGCACCGACTTCTCCGATGCCTTCGATACCGTCTGCATTGGCGTTGACAAGTTCCCTCAGACCGTCCTGTACACGGGTGGCATGAGCAACTATTACCCACGATAGAATATTTCGTTCTTTTTTTTATTTATTGCTTTAAGTTTTTTTTTATGCTATGATTCCTTGGCTGCTTGCTCGTGAGAGTAGGCAGCCTTTTTTTCTTTCTGGGTGTGTGAGAAAGCGGTATCTCCGATGGTTGTTTGATGCTGTTCCGTACTTTTTTTATTGCATTCTCCGCCGCCCGTCATGTGTTCCCATCCGAAATTTCCTATGCAAAGGTAGCTTCTGGCGATTCAAACCTGTGCATGAACCTGGGTTAACAAAAGCCAAAGGTTCTTCACGCTTCACTAAACCTTTACCTTTTGTTAACACAGAACCCCACACCTGTTTGCCTCTGCCAGCGCTTTGTTTAAGCATAGGAAAAATCGAAAGGGCACACCGGGCTTTGAACGGAATGCAATTAAAAAAAATACTCCACAGCAGGAGTGGGAAAAAATCTCTGGACTCCCAAACATTACCAGAATACAATTTCAAACTTTATAAAATTTTTCGATATGAGACAGAATTATTTCTTAGAGTACGTTCCAAACGCTTACATCAACCTTTGCGTTGACAAGGCACAGCAGATGGCAAACAACCGCTTCGTCTACGACTTCAAGGCAGGCGAAAAGAAGGCGGCACACCTCTGCGCTGAGTGGCTAGTTCGCTATCTTACAAAGCAGTATAGCAGTATCTTAGAGGACTTCGTTGTAGTCTTTGCTCCATGCAGCACCCAATGGAAATATAACAAGTGATTCGGCTATCTCGCAGCCATCCTCAATGCAGCAGGCATCATGACCGCAAACGAGCACGTTCACATCTTTGGAGAGCGCAAGCCAACCCACAACGGAGGCAGCCACGTAGTTAACGAAGACATTTATCACGTTTCCGTTGATGGCGAGTACTTCAAAGGCAAGCAGGTCATTCTATTCGACGACCTGCTGACTAGCGGCAAGACCATCGAGGACTTCAGAAGAAAGTTGGAGGCGGCAGGTGCTTATGTGGAGAGAGAAATCTTTTTGGCTCGCACAATTCACCACGACCCGATAAGCAACAGAGGCGTGCTTCAGGAGATGGCAGAAGGCTTTTATGAGGCGGTGGCACACTCAAAGAGATGTTTTCCACAAGGTGTTAATATCAATAAGAAATCAAACAACAACTATAATAAAGTAGCGTAACATGAAGAAGTTCAATGATATACTAGCAGACGAGCGCCCAGAGTTCAAGGCAGCTAATTACGGATTCGATGCACTCAGTAACACCGAATTGCTATCAATGATAATAAACAGAGGGGCAGGAACAGCCGAAAGCCTAAGCCAGGCTAGGCAACTGATGAACATGGCAGATAACAACCTCAGTAACCTTGCAAAGTTATCCATGGACGAAATGCAGGTAGTGCAGGGAATAGGCGACTGCAAGGCGTTGGCAGTACTCGCAGCTTTGGAACTAGGCAAGCGCAGGGCAGTGGAGAAGTTGGGCAGCAAGCCCGACATGGGCAGCAGTCTAGCCATATACAACTACATGCTTCCGCAGATGGCAGACCTAAAGGTGGAGCAGGCACACGCCATCTTTATGAACCAAAATTTCAGACTCATCAAGAGCGTGAAACTGAGCGAGGGAGGAATAACTGAAACTTCCGTGGATATACGTATCCTCATGAGGAAGGCAGTCTTGAGCGGTGCAACCATCATGGCATTCGTTCACAATCATCCATCGGGCAACACGCAGCCAAGCAAGGCGGACGATGTGCTGACCCAGCAGATAGCCAAGGCTTGTCAAGTCATGCGCATCTTCTTCATGGACCATGTGATAGTAACAGATGGAGCATTCTACAGCTATCACGACAAGGGTAGACTATAGGCACCATGGGCAACGTGATAGGAACACGTTGCCCTTTTACTTGCTTGCAAACTTGCTGATAACCGCGGATGAAGGGAGGGGGATAGAGATAGCGAGGGCGATGGCAATTCGGGGCAGCAGTCGGGGAAAGGGGCAATTGCCACATGAAAAATCCCTTACATATACCGCTCCAGTCAGCCGTGGCAATTGCCTCCGAGCGTAGGGCGGTGGGGGCTATGCTTACAGCAAGGCACGCCCTTTTTTGCTCCAACTTTTCAAAAATCCATGATTTTCAACAAGTTGGCAAAAATGACCGTGGAAAATTTGTGCAAAATGCCCAAATTTTGCAATCAATTGCCATTGATTGCCCGCTCGAAAACGGCTACTTATGCCAATTTCCATGAAATTGCCACAAGAAACGAGCCGTTTTCGAGCGAACCCCTACATTTCATTTCGGGGTAAAAGCGGTAATAACATTGTTTGACATCATTCAAGAATGATGAGAAAAAGAGGTAAAAACCGTGTTTGATGGGGATGAAATGTTAAAAATGAGTTAATCATAAAAGAAAGTTTATGTTTTATTTGGTTATTAAAAGAATTTTATGTATCTTTGCATCGTGAATAGATAACTAGATGTTTAACAATTTAAAATTCAACAGATGAATGAAGAAGAGCTAGAAAAGCAGATTAGAATTAAGAAGAAACTGCTAAGTGATTACATCAGGCTGAGAAAGGCTTACAACATTGATGATAAAACTTATTGGAAGTTTACAGACAGCGTTTTAGACCAGCTTTCAGTTCTGATTAAGAAAAGAAAAAAGAAGTAAAAACTTACCCCTCCTTCGGGAGGGGATTTAAAAAATAAAAGATATGAATAATAATACGGATTTACTTAAGGAATACGCTTCTCTTGCAGGCAAGGAAGACGAAAAGAGCGAAGCTCGCAAAACAGAAATTTTAAACTACATCAAATTAAATGCTGATGATAGTGATAGAGAGGAAGCAAAGGCTTTCATCAACCAAAAGATGGAGCAGCTTCAGAGTGAAGTTCTGACTTTGCGTGAGCAGCTTGCAGAGGAAGATTACAAGTTGCTGCCACTTCGTTACATCGCACAGAATTACTTCGGCAAAAGCGCAGCATGGCTCTCTCAGCGTCTCAATGGCTCAGAGGTTCGCGGTCATGTTTACACGCTCAATTCCGAGCAGAAAGATATTTTCAATCGTGCCGTCCAGGAGATTGGACAACGCATTAGCTCTTTGCAGTTAGCATAGGGTTATCTGTTCACACAACCGTCCCCGACGCGATTCCGTGTCGGGGACATTTAATAGAGGATTTACATGCAGAAGATAATGGAATATACAGAGATGATTGATAAGGTGAAGGCTTTGGCTGCACAAAACAGAGCTGCCAAGACCGCAGAGGATAAGGCGGAGGTTCGCCGTCAGATGGATGCACTCAAGGAGTCAGACCCTAAGGCTTTTGCCGTGGCAGTGGGCTACATGGCTAAGACCACAGAGCAGAAGGTCAAGGAACTGACTATGGCTCAAATCATGGGTCTTGCTTAGCCTTGCTATTTAGGCTATCTTTATTTAACACATCGTCCCCGACACAGAGCCGTGCCGGGGACTTCTTTTTGTTCACATATATTTGATATTGTTGTATAAAAGATAATTTTATGTTACTACAAGATATTGAGACCTGCAGGCAGGCTCGTCTGGTTCTCCGAGAGCTTATCAAGGGCGATAAGTCACGTGCGCAGCTCTGGGGGGCTCTAGCTGACAACCAGCTTGATGATGTTGATTTGAGGTTCATCCTTCCACCATTGGCCAACGAGGGCTACATCGAGGAGTCTGAGGGCATGTGGCATATACTAGACAAGGGTGTGAAGTATATGCAGACTTACGACAGAATGATGCTGAAAAGCATAGAAGGATACCCATACCGTCAGAAGAAATCTAAAGAGGATGAGAACCTGATACTACAGAGACAAAGTTTTAAATGGACAAAGATAAGTGTTATCGTCTCTATTTTAATTGCTTTAATAGGGTGGATAGCAACAATCTTAGATGGGGTGATTGAAGCCATATTAACAATATTCCATGAAGAATAGAGATTATTACGAGAACATTTACAGTCATTTGGAGAAGTGTTACGCGCTTCTCCAAGTTCATATACTCTTTTCTTTCCATACCTTAATATATATTATTTACTAAAACCGTTGCAAATATACGGAATTTTATTGAATATCTGTGGAATTTTATTGAATAACCGTGGAAAAACAGAGAAATACGGAGAATTTCGTGGAATTTTGTGGAATTTTCACGGAAAATACGTGGAAAATCATTCCTTTTTATTCCATCTCTTTCCTCAACCTCTAGCTGGATGACCCGTTTTCGCGGTCGTTTCCGGTCGTTTTCGGTCGTTTTTTCGGTCATTTCTGGAGAAAATCAGAGAATATCGGAGAAAAATGGAGACATCTTTCCGTTTTCTTTCCTTTTCTTTCCACTTCATTACACTTTCATTCCTTTTTATTTCTCAAACCCTAGATTTTCTTCCCCAAAATGTTAAATCTTACTGGATATAACAAAAAAGTTATCTTTTTATTTGGTAGAACATAACTTTTTTGTTATCTTTGCAACGTCTTTCAGACAAAGAGATCTTTTAATTAATTAAATTCCTTACATAAGATGAAAACTAGTCAACTAGTTAGACAGCTGAACCGAGCGGGATGCTTCGTTGTTCGGCATGGTGGAAATCACGATGTTTGGTATAGTCCTATTACAGGACTCAAATGTCCGGTTCCACGGCATGGCAGTCGGGAAGTCCCTAAAAAGACTTACGACAGTATTCTAGAAAGATTGCTCGGGCTTTAAGCCCGGCAATTTTTCTCTAGTTGACCAAGTTCGTTGAGACGGATGGAGTGGTTGGTTTTAAGGTCTCTTTTTAATTGGTATAAAAGTATGGCGACAAAAGTAACGATACAGGTAGAGAAAGGCAAGCAGGAGAAGAACTTCTCTTGCTTCATGGTTGAAGAACTTCCAGACTTTGCACTTGCGGGGTATGGTAACACCGCCAGGCAAGCTATTGAGGATATGTATGTGGCGCAGAAGGAAATCAAGGAGCTTCTTGAAGAGGAGGGCAAGCAGATGCCTGAGCTGGAGTTCGTGTTCCGGTTTGACATCGGTTCGTTCTTCGATTATTACTCATACCTCAATATGAGCGGAGTGGCGAAAAAGGCGGGTGTCAATGCATCACTTATGCGCCAGTATGCTATGGGTAAGCATGAACCTAGCCAGAAGCGCAAGCAGCAGATTTTGGACTGTCTGCGTCAGATTTCACAAGAAATGCAGACTGCCGTGATTTAGTTCGCTGACAGTTTTCATATAATTATGTAGGAATTTTAGTAAAGATCTCTGAGCCCTCCGTGCGTGACGCATCGGGGGCTTTTTCATTCCTTTTTATTCCTTCTCCTCCTCAAATCACCCCGATTTTATGCTCTAAAACATATTCCCTGCAGATTCTTCTAAAATTTCCCCGTTTTTTTTTGGCGGTTTCAGATTTTCTTCTTACCTTTGCCAACGCTAATAAGAAGATTGTAATCAATCCGGCTGGGTGACCGTTATCGCCTATGGCTTATAGCCGCAGGCTTTTTTTATGCCTAGGAAAATCTTTTTTTTCTAACTGGGAAAATAATTTTTTCCAACTGGGAAAATAGATATGCCCAATACATGGCGGCTGCATGAACCGTAAGAATTGAAATATCCATCCGGATGAGTCATCTTCTTATTAGCAACGGGGAATGCAGCCGCCACCCTTTTGTACAATCGGCTGTTAATGCTAATAAGAAGATGCAATATGCAGAATTCTATTTTATTAAGTGATGCGCAGGTGAGACCTGTAGGCATCAACGTCAACGAGGGCATCCATACCCTCAAGTGTGAAATCAAGAAGCTCGCCAAGACCAAGAGCGAGACCTTCAGCTATATCTGCGGGGAGACCGTGATCTATGGAGAGGTTGTGCTCACCATGGTTGGTTTCGCAGCTGTGATGGCGATGGTCATGATTGGTGGTTTCATTTTTGGAGGGGAGGTAGCGTGATGGTGAGCAGAATGACTACAGGGCTGTTTCATGCTCAGCTGGAGGAGAACATCGTGAGAGCTGCTGACGAGCGCAAGCGCCATCAGGCAGAGTTGCAGGCTATAAGCCGGAATTACGAGAGCTCGTTGGACAGTATTGAACGCATGGAGGATGAAGCAGGGGAAAACTACCGCCGTGCCCGTAATGCTTTCGAGGATGCCAAGAAAGAATATCAGGAAGCACTCCGTGAATGCAGAAAGCATCGCAACGAGGCAGGATTTCTCAGAGACAAGGCGAAGGTCGAGGAGACTAATCTTTGGACACTCAACAACAATACCATCCAGAGCGACCGCCATAACATCTTTGAGAGATACCGAGAAGCGGGGGGGTACTTTCGGGAGCAGAAGCAGAACTCCTGCACCCAGGCTGGACCAAAGACAAGAAAGGAGGAGTGAGCGATGAAGAAAAGTAGAAACCGCAGAAGATGCACAGCCAAGCTGACTACCAAGGACATCAGCAAGTGCAAGTACTTCATGAATATTGGCAAAAGTATGAACGCCCATAAGGTGGAACTCAAATTTCAGAGAAACTACAATACAATGGGTTCTGTTGCTTTCATCGATGATGCGTCACACAAGCAGACTATTATCCGATGGCATGATCATCGCTACTATGCACTTCGATTTGGAGCTAAAGAGGCTAAGCCGTTCAATATGACTCTGGCCAAGTGGAAAACCATTAACAACGATTAGGCATGAAAAAGAATAAGAAGAAAGTCAAGAGAGACGTTCTCTTGCTATATTTCCGCCGCCGTCGCATTCGCGCTGCGCTCGAAAGACGCTGGTGGGAGCTTGATATCAAGCGTAAGGAGCTGTACAAGCTCGTGGAGTACGCCAAGATTCAGTCAAGATACTGTGTTAATCAAGACTGCCACCGCATTGTCGGCAGATACCTCAGAGAACTGGAGCGAGAGGAGATCCGTGTTACCAGACTTCAGACCAAATACGACCTTTGGGCATCCCGTCTGGGCTACTGGGTTGACCTCTATGAGTCGGCATTGAACCGCCTGCACCCAGATGACGGTATTTAAGTTTAACCCTTTAAAAAATGAAGATTATGCCAAGAAATACAGAAAAATTCAACAGCGAGCAGTTTGAGCAGGACCTGCTCGACGCTTACTTCCACTTCCGCAGCTGCCTCCCTGTGAAGGATGAAGACACCGGTCTTGAATACAAGAAGAGTTTCAAAACGACCCAGGATATCGCCACGGAACTTGATGACATGGGCGGTGTCAGAATAGAAGCCGTCAACCAGTATCTGCAGGAGCATGGCTACTATTTAGCCACGCAGCCAGACGGAACCGTGGCATGGGTTATTTGGGAGAGAGTTGTCAGGCCAGACAGCCTGGTTTAAGTTAAAAACTCATATATTTTATTATACTACCATGTGTTATGCATAATTTTTCGTACCTTTGCAGCACGAAAAATTTTACAAAGTTTTGAAAAGCTTTGATACGGCTAGCCGCCCGTGAGGGTAGTCAGCCGTATTTTTATTTTTACCATCTCCATATTATCTTTGCATCAAAAAAGATAATATATGACCATCACATCACTTCCGTCGGGCAGTTTCTTCCTTGAGAACATCCCCGACATCGACATTCTTACGGCCAAGACCCGCCTGCTCGTCACCATCAAGATAGGTGATGATACCATCTACGATGAGTATCTCTATCCTGCCGATGGAGAGGTCAGAGTGAGCGACCTTGCCGACATCTTCCGTCCCTATGCACGCCGGAGGCTGGAGGTCACAGCCACCATCACCATCGCCGAGCAACAGGTTCCGGACTCCGGAGACACCGACTCGGAAACAGTCACCGATAAGCAGACAGCCAACCTGCAGGTCTACTATTCTACCGTAGACATCGTGGGCGTGGACTGCTCTACATTCCTCACAACCCACTTCCTAACCCTGCTCGATGGACACAAGACCACCTACATGGGGCGACTTGAGTATCTCCACTACATGGGCAAGGAAGCGGCACAGGTCACCGCACACTATTCCGACAAAACCACAAAACTGTTTACCGCACCAGCCACCGGCGGCAACGACCTCTACACCACCATCGACGTTTCTCCGTCTCGTTTCGAGACCGAGGACACCGACCTTCTCTACTACGTGGTAGAGGCAGGCTCACGCTCCATGACCTTCATCATAGACAGCGAGGAGCGAGATGTGGCGCCAACTCTGCTCTTCACCAACAGCTTCGGCTGTCAGGAACTCATCTACTGCACAGGCAAGCACGAAGTAGACCCGCAGTACACCCGCGATGCAGCCTACATGGGCGGCATCAGGGTAAACTACCGCATCACAGAGCAGCGCACCTTCAACGCCGATACTGGCTATCTGGGCACAGACATGGCAAACTGGGCAGATGATCTCTTCCGCTCAGACGAGGTCTATCTGGTCAACTTCATCGGCGGGGTAGCCAAGGTGGGCAAGCGTGTCACCCTCTCTGACTCAAAGTCCAAGCGCGACAACCTGCGCGACAGCGTGCCACGCTTCACCTTCAGCTACACCTACGCCCAGCGCCAGCACAACGTGCTTGACCTGCAGCGAGCCGGCCGTATCTTCGACAACACCTTTGATAACACCTTCAACTGATGAGACGCACGGCTTACCACCTCACAGAGGTGCTGCGTCTCCTGGCCAAGGCAGAGCGAGACCGCTCTACCATTAACCTGAAGGCGTGGACATCAGACGGCGAGACCGTCGACTATACAGGATGGCTGGTCAGGGGCAGCAGTTGGCGAGGCGGTTTCCACCGCCTCGTCAATCCGGCAAATGCCGAGGTTCGCACCGTTCCGGACATCTACATTCACCAGTTCCTGGGCTTACCAGTATATTTATGACATGAAACAGAAAAAATATCAGCTTCAGCAAGTAGGAACCAGCGGTTCCTACAGTCGCTACGCTCTCGTGGCAGAGGGCGTAAGCAGGGTTACAGACTCCACCACCATCGAGCAGCAGTATGGGAAGGATACCAGTTTTCTGGGTTCCGGAGAGGTGGGAGATGCCACAACGGGCATCTTGGAGACTTCAGACGGCAAGCTCTACGAGTATGTGAACTATGGCGATGACAACGACATGCCATACACCCTGCAGCAGTTGCTGCGCCGCAACATGGTGGCGCAGCGAGCCATGGCATTCAACGTCCAGTGCTGCTACGGCCAGGGCGTGCGCTTCATGGACCGGGAGACCAAGCAGGACACTACCGACAGCGAGATACGCGACTTCTGCCTGAAGAACTCCATCCACGAGGTCTTCATGCAGCAGGCAACAGACATGAAGTTCTTCTTCTGGTCGGTAGAGGTCATCATCCTGAGCCGTGACCACTCCAAGATAGTAAACATCCGCCACAAGGACGTTTCCTACTGCCGCCTGGAGGCACCAAATGAGAAGGGGCGCATAGAGCATGTATTCTTCGGCGACTTCCGCAACGTCATGTCGCCGGTACATACCGAGGTCATCCCGCTGCTCGACCTCTACGACCCGCTGGGCGACCTCATGGCGCGCATGGGCAAGGCTCCGGATCCATATACCGGCATCAGGGGAAAGGCTCCTGAGATGGGCAAGGACTGCAAGTTTGCCATCATTTCACGCATCCCGTCACCCGGACTGCAGTACTATCCGATACCATACTATGCCAGCATCTTCGACGATGCCTGGTACGACATCTACCGTCTCATCGGCATCGGCAAGCGCTACATGATCAAGAACACCTCCGCTCCTCGCATCCAGATAGAGGTGCACCGCGACTACTGGGAGGAACTCTGCAACAACGAGGACATCATCGACCCGGATAAGCGCAAGGAGCGCATCCTGCAGGAGAAGGACAACATCATCAACTTCGTCTGCGGACCTGAGAATGCCGGCAAGGCGCTCATCACGGGCTACTACTTCGACCCCAACGGCAAGGAGCAGCGCATGGTGCGCATCATCAACCTCTCTGAGGGCAGCAAGAAGGAGGGTGGCGACTGGGCAGACGACATGAGCGAGGCATCCAACGCTCTCTGCTTCTCGCTGGGCGTGCATCCAAACCTCATCGGAGCCACACCAGGCAAGAGTCAGATGAACAATTCCGGCTCAGACAAGCGAGAGCTCTTCATCCTCAAGCAGTCGCTCGAGAAGGCTTGCCACGACATCATGTGCAAGCCTTACCACGTCATCTCCCACTACAATGGCTATGCCGACCGAGGAGTGACCGTAGACGTGCCGATGATAGAACTCACGACACTAGACAAAAATAAGGACCAACAGACATCAATAGTTTCAAACAATAATGGCAAAAATGAAGATTCAAATCAGCAAGGATGACTTCGAGCAGAGCATCCTCGTAGCGACAAGCTCGCACTCTGAGGTGTTCGAGTCTGTGAGACCTCATTTCTATGAGGCATACAACAATATTCAGAAGCGCTTCCTCGGCTACGTTGGTGAGGAAGCGCTGGAGACAAATGAACGGCTATCGGCTGCAGTTGTCAAGGCAGTGTGCCTGACTGCATTCCTCGGCAACGTTCGCCATCTCGACCTGGTACTCACTCCGACAGGCTTCGGAGTAGTTGCCAACAACGAGGTCTCTCCTGCATCATCTGCGAGAGTAGAGGCGCTGATAGAGCAGTGTATGGTCGCATGCTTGAAGGCAGAGGGCGAAATGATTACCTGGTTGTCTGCAACAGAAGGGTGGGGTGAGAGCCTGCAGGCGAAGATGAGCATACCGCTTCTGGTCTTCAGCATCGAGCAGTATGCCTTCCAGGTGAAGCAGGAGCTATCATCCAAGCAGTGGAAGGATAAACTGTCAGCACTCTACGAAGCTGATGGGGTGATGCGAAGGGTCATATCTGACGAGCAGATGGATGATCTGCTAGAGATGGAGCGGGGAGCCAAGGACAAGGATGACACCGCTGTAGAAATCATCTTCAAGGTGCGCAGATGCATGATCTTCCTGGCTGAGGGTTTGCTGACAGCCTATTCCAACGAGCGTGCGAGACTGCTCAGATACTTTGATGCAAATCTCGATAAATTCCCGTTATATGCGAATTCATCGGCATATAAGGCTAATCATTTCAAAGAATTTCAGAATGAAAAATCAAAACCTGCCTTCGTTTTTAATTCATAAAGATGGTACACAAGAGTTCAATTTCAAGGCGCCGTCATCGTGGGCGGAACTTTCAGAGGATCAGTTGCGCTATGTCCTTAGCATCATGTCGACGTTCCAGGATCATACCGTTATCAAATGCTACCTTCTCGCAAGGTTCTGCGGACTTACCGTACATAAGTACACCAGAACCGGGTGGAAATGCAGCGTTAAATGCGATGAAAGCGGTGAAAATGGCGATGCTAAGACTGGAAAAGTGCGCAAGAGAGTCCTATACATTAGCGCTGCTGAAATCCTCTCTCTGCTCAAAAACTTCGATTTCATCGACTCCTTTACGGACTTTCGGCCTCTACAGGTCGCAAGTGACGTTCAGCTGAAGGCAGTAAACAGCCTGCTTCACGAAATCAGCTTCTACGATTACCTCAATATCGAGAAGAACTACCAGCTTTTCATGCTCAAGCAGGAGGACAGATTCCTGCTGAAGATGGCGCAACTCATGTACAGAACAGCAGGCGGTTCTGCCAGTAAAACCGCTAAATTTGAACCTTACGAACTCCTCGGAGTCTTCATGTGGTTCTCGAGTGTCAAGGAGTATTTTGCCGCCAATTTCCCTCACTTCTTCAGACCAGCCAGAGAGGGCGGCGAGCTGCGGCGTGAGGACATCCTGCCAGCAATGCAGGCGCAGATCAGGGCACTTACCGATGGTGACGTGACCAAACTGCAGGCAGTCTACAATACAGACTGCTGGGCTGCCCTCACAGAGCTGGACAACAAGGCTCGGGAGGCAGAGGAGTTCAAGAAACGCAACAGGCAAAATAGTTAAATTTACAGCACATGACAGAGAAAAACTTCGATTCCATCGCCTATTTCAAGCAGCTGGCTGCCGAATGCAGAACCTGCAGGGATTATAATTTCGTCGCAACAGAGTGTTCGGGACCTGATTCAATCCAAGGTGTCATGCAGCAGTTCCGCAAGGCATCCAACTTCATCATGGTGTCAGACACCGTTGACAGCAACACCCATTCCATCGGAGAGGGCTTCTTCGACCGCAACGTCTATACCGTCTGGATCCTGGCAGGGTACCGGCGCGATGACATGGCAGACCGAGAGGCGAAAATGAATATCTGCAGATATATCTTCCGCCAGTTCCTCAGTCGCATGCTATACGACAAGAGCCGAGAGGCATACGACGGACAGATGGAGTTCCTGGACCTCACGCAGGTCTATTCGAGCGAACTGGGCAGATGGTCCATGAATGGCGTCACAGGACTCTACTTCATGGTCACATCAGACGAACCTATCGACATTCAGTATGACGAGAGCCTATGGCAGACGCAGAAATAGACGATCTCCTCAGATATGAGCGAGGATGGGCTAATGCAATGGGCGACTACTGGCGAGAGCGCATGGAGCGGCTTCGTACCATCGATACCGGCCGCCTATACGCTTCCATCAAGGCGCACCTGGAGCAGGGCTCTGTGACCACAATTGAGCACAACTTCCTGCAGTACGGTATCTATGTAGCTGCAGGTGTAGGTCCGGCACATGAGTGGTACAAGTGGACCGAGGCACAGGGAGGCGAGAAAGTCCACCGCATCAACAACGGCGACCTCAACTTCCTGGGCGATGAATACCGCCGAGACAACAATCTCGATAAACCGAAGAAGGTGGGTCCAGCCTGGGGCGGTCGTGTCGCCGGTGGCGAACCTAAAGGCCGCCGTGACTGGTTCTCGCAGAAGTACTACTCATCTGTCATGAAGCTCAACGAGCATGAGGCGACCTTCTACGGCGACCGGTACAATGGTCTGATGGCATCAGCCCTCACCGAGATCTTCAGGGGCATAGGAGCAGCACGCAACCTCTAGGGAGCGTATTTTTACCGATTCCATCGAGATATTATCTTTGCAACAAAAATAGCAAATGGCATACAAATTAGACAAGAGTGCACTTCAGTCCCTCTTCGAGGGCATCAGAGACGAGCGGCGCCTGCAGGCTAACACGGCAAACCGCATCGGCAACGCTTTCCTCTCGCTGCTGCACTTCTGTGCTGACGAAACCTCCGATGCCTTCCTCAGCCGCAAGCATGACGATGCAGCCGAGGGCATGATTACCTTCATGCGGGGACTCATCTCCGAGCAGATGGCGCAGCTCAAGGCGGGTGCACAGTTCGGTGACTTCGTCTCCGGGCTGTACAGCGGCAAGGGCGCGCAGGTCGATGCCAATGGCAACGCAGAGGTTGAGAGCATCACCGTCCGCACATACATGCGGGTCATGGAGCTGATTGTCAACCGCCTGTCAGCGCAGGAGGGTGACACTTTCTTCACCGAAAGCGACACCATCGAGAGCGTTGACAGCCTGGGTGATAACTGCTATGGCCTGCACCTCCGCTCAAAGTATAGTGGATACTTCACGGCGCAGCATGTGGGCAACGTCATCAAGGGCGTGGTCAACAACATCGCCTCGGCAGCCAATTCTGGCACCTCGGCTAATTACTACACCTCCTGGATGAGAGTCAACAGCGTCAACGCGGTTAAGAATTACATCGAAGTCACCCTCTATCCTGATGCCGAAGTTCCGGCAGGAAAGAACTTTCCGCCATGTGAGCTCATGAATATCGCCCGTTATGGCAACCAGACCGATGAGTCGCTTCAGAGCTGCTTCTATATCTCCAGTTCCGAGGGGCGCATCGTCAAGCTGACGGGCGTCACCAAGCCGATACTAGAGAATTACAACTACGGCATGGTCTTCGGCGACATGCCTGAGTTCGTCAAGTCGCTCGACCTTCCTATCGTCAAGGGCAGGGATTATCTCTATGCAGCCGGCATCATCACACAGGATATCATACAGATTGACTATCAAGGCAAACCGGTTGTCGATTATGTAGACCGAGGACCATGGTCAGAGACGGCTGACTATTTCTGCTCAGCTCTCAATCCGGAAACCGGTAAATACGAGACCTCCGACGTTTGGTATACAGGGTGCAAGTGGCGATGCCAGAAGACCGGTACCCATACCGCACCAAGATGGAACAATACCGACTGGGCGATGATAGAGGGTAATCCTGCCTTCACCATTGACTTTCTCGAAGACGAGACGATCTATGACTTCGACAACTTCCGGGCTCCGCTGACAGTCGTCGCATCGCTCTACGGACAGGATATCACATCAGATATCCTCGACAGCGACGTAGCCTGGACCAGATACACAGAGAACAGGGCTGGTGAGCAGAGAGTCACAAGTGACAACATCTGGTCACTCGAGGTCGGATCCAAGGCAGGCAAGGCTATCGTCCTGACCCAGTCAGACCTCTCCGTCGACAGCGAGGGAGTTCCGGCTAAGATTAAGTTCACGGCAACTGTTACACTTCGTGATGGCCTGGGCGATGAGGTCGCCCAAGATTCCATCACACTGGAATGTGTTTAATAACATATAAAAAATGAAATACAAAAGATTAGACATCAAGTACACGCCTCTGCAGGTACATTACTCCAAGTCCGTATCAGGCAGCGTTCCGCTCGAACAGACCTATGATGCTGATCAGGATGAGTATTCTCCTGATTACAGGCTGACACCATGCGCCTTGCAGCCGGTTATAAGCATGATTGACCGAGATGGCATACTCAAGAGTGGACGTGTCAACAGCGAACTGACCGACATCGCTTGGTACAGAGTTGTAGACGGAGTGGAGGGAAATGCGCTGGTAACGATACCAAAGCAGCATGTCATCACATCGTCAGGCAATGATGCAGGCAAGCTGCTCTGGTACATCAACGCAGCACCGCAGAAGCCGATACTGCTCCGTTTCAAGGCGAAGTACCTGGACACCCGAACAAACGAAGTTCGCAATATTACGATGGACTACTCCATCAACTGCAAGAATGCGACCATCTACAAGCCGACGCTCCTGCTGTCAAGCGGAGACCGCTACTACAACCCGCTCCGTGATACCGACAAGCAGGTCATCAGCGCTTCTCTGCGCCTAGGGGCTGAAGAGTGCGCTAAGGAGAAGAGACTGTTCGTCTGGGAAATTCTCCGTGATAGAGGGCAGTTCTCTGCCATTACTGCAGATGATTTAGATATCAAGGTATC